GCCTGCACAGGTTGCGAAAGCTCCTTGTGTTGTTTTGCCGTCATCGTACGGCGCTTGTTAAAAGGTACAACATCTCCATGGATACTACAGTCACCAAGAGTCGTGATGATCGTCTGAATGGATCGGCCAAACGCACTGACTACAACCCTGACGGGTCGTTTGCCAGTGAATCCAACGTCAGTCCATTCAACATCAAAACTTCCGGTGCGCTGGAGTCCATCACCCAACGGGTTCACCCTCAATTCAAAAAGAGGATGTGTTCCGGTGAAGTGATAATGGGTCCCGTAGCACAGATCACCGATCGCCGTTCTAGCTCTGCTAGTTCTATGACGTTCGGCCCGCACCCTGTATGGGGAATGCGGAAGATCTCGGGTGATGTTGCAGCTTGGGGTGCTGCTTCAATGCAGCGCCCTACGCATCCTTCGATGGATGGTAATATTCCCTTCGTTCGTGATTTAGTGTTGACGAAAGTCTTCGCGAAAGTTGCTCCCTCGGAGGCGGATATTATTGTTAGCCTGGCGGAAGCCAGGAAAACTGCGCAGATGCTGCGTAGTCCATTCCAGAAAAGTCTCGACCTTGTCACCGACATGGTCGGATTCCGCAATAGGCTTCTGAAGAAAGGCATGAATTACGCTAATGCGACTGTTCAGGCATATCTAGAGTTTAGGTTTGGCATTATGCCAACCATCTACGATATCCAAAACTTAGCAAAGGCGGTTCGTGCCAAACCAAAGACCTCAAAGCGGTTGGTAGCAAGATCCAGCGTAGAGCTCTTTGACGTGAGTCAACGGCTCGATGCTGGTTGCTCTTTCCCGGGGCTAACTGGCCTCGAAATGAAGTGCATTGACGCGTGGCGTCATCGCGTGTCCGCGGGAGTTCTTTATGAACTCACCGAGACGCGCGATGACGAAACCCTACGTAACTTTGGTGGACGTCTTTCTGATATCCCCAGGGCTATGTATGAGTTGGTGCCCTTCTCGTTCGTTCTCGATCGCTTCTACTCCGTAGGGCCATGGCTGACTGCCATGACTCCACGATTAGGTGTCGATGTGAAAGGAAGCTGGCTTACGACCATTGATGCACGAGTGACAGACTTTCTCGTCATGTCAGCTAGCATCAAAGTCAATACTGCTCCAGTGACTGATTATGTCCAAACCGGCGGATCCTACAGGGAAGAAATTTCTTCGAAGGTCCGTGAAGTGAACGTGAAAGTCCCCAGTCTGCCTCCGACTAACGTCGGAGACCTCAGTATCACTCAAATTATCGATCACGCGGCATTAATCTGCCAAGTCCTCGGTACATTTGATGTCAAGCAGCTACGCAGATGGGAGACTTACGCGCCTAAAAAACGCTGGGTTTCCCTCTATCGCCGCCACCCCACTATCTAGTGGACCGGTGAGTAGACTTGAACTGACATATCGTCAGGTGATCTTTTTCTCAAAGGAATTAAAACTATGGCCGTTAAAAACGCCTCTATCCTCCGCTCCGCCACCGCTGCCTTCTCGGCAGGAACCGCACTCGCTTTCGTTAGCGATGGTGCACAGGTGCCGGGTGGTGTTCATATCGTAGTCCCCGCTGATGTCGATGTTCGCACACGTTTGCATGCGACCTTGTCGGCTAAGCCTTCTATCGCGGTAGCTGATGGGACAGTTAGTGCTGCCAAGCACTCTGTCTCTATTACACAGCCGAAGCTGAATGCTACTACGCAGAAAGTCTTGAACAACACGATTCGTTTTACTACGACTCGTGACGCTCTGATGACCGATGCGGAATGGCTCGAAGTACGTAAAATCGCAGCCCAGTTTTTGCTGGATGCCGATTTTGACAACTTCTGGAATCTCGGTTCCACAGATTGACCAACGATGAGTTGGTCTGACGTGGGAAAGACCGTAGTCCTCGTACTTACCTTAGCAGGTTTGTACTTCTTGACCTTCGGTCCGCGTTTCCAGCTGCTTTAGGGCAGTTGTTGTTGAACACCATGGGGTGGAAGGGAACTTTCACTCCTTTCTTAAGTAGGAAACTATGAAAAAAGAAAAACCAGAACCGACGCTTCATTGCGTCGATGCTGTGGCATGGGAATGCTTATCAGCATTGATAGAGGACTTCAGACCTTTCGTATCTGATTCCTATTACAGGGACGCTCTTGAGGTAATCTCCTCACGCAGCCTTGTTAGGATCAGGTCGATAGCGGTTGGCCAGGACCTTTCACCTATTGAGTTTAAATGCCAGTACCAGATTCAAACCTGGTTGAAGCGTTACTCATTTTCTAACGATCTCCTCTCTCCTGAAGACGTCCGAGCAGAAGCAATTGAGAAATTTATTGCTAATAATCAGCGTCTGACCGGGTTTACCTACGAACTTTCACCGCTCACAAGGCGGGTTTTGTTCGTGGCACGCGGCTGGATTGGAAACTGTCTTGGCGATTTCATTAGTTGCCAAGCAATCGTTAAGGCTACGTTCGGTAAGAAGTCATCAGTGGGTGTCCCAGCTCGTAAGGCCAATATAGCCGAGAGATATGAACACCTAACTGGTTCTCAGGAGCAGATCCTCTGGCACAAGCATGTTTACTCTGCTTGGGACAGGCCTGCTAGCAGATACGCTAGTAGGGTATCGCGGGTGCGAAAAACACCTCTTTATGTGGTTTGTGATGAGCTCTTAGCTACTCTTGTTGACAAGACATGGAAATCCTTCAGATTTATCGTCCCTAATTCGACCATTGGTACCTTACAGTCCAGTGGTATGGGACGGCTTCTTGAAGATTGTTTACGTAGATCCGGATACGACATCTCGGCCTTACAGCCGATACACAACCGCCTTGCAGCGGAAGGAAGTCGTACTGGTCAGCTAGTTACTGCTGATCAGAGTTCGGCGAGTGATAACATCACTTGTACTCTCGTAAGGATGCTGTTCGAGCAACGATGGGCTGACGCCCTATTTGCTGGACGCATCGGGAAAGTAAAGATTGACGGCACCGCCATAGATCTAGCGACGTTTTCCACGATGGGGAACGGAGTTACTTTTCCGCTCCAGACTCTTGTCTTTCTGGGTCTCCTTAAAGGTGTTGAAGATGTCCTTGGCCTTAAAAACCAAACGATATCAGTCTTCGGCGATGACATGATCTACCCGCTCACGATGCACGAAACCGTGCTTACCGTGTTTAGCGAGTTAGGATTATTAATCAATGCTGATAAGACTTTTTCAACCGGGGATTTCAGGGAAAGCTGCGGTGGTGACTACTACCGTGGCTATGACGTTCGTCCTGCTCTCATGAGTAGGAGCGATTGGAAGGGAAACATGGCAAAGTCCGGAAGGGCTTACCAAGCTTATCTCTATAAACTGATCAACGCCCTTAAAAAACGTTGGTCAGTCGACGAGATTCCCAGTACACTTGCTTACCTGTTTGATCAGGTGCGTCTGGCCGGTCAGAAGGAGCCTCTATTGGTTCCTTATGATTATCCAGATACTGCGGGTGTACATAGCAGTTTGGCTGATATTAAAAACCACAGCTTAACGCGCACGGTGAGAGGGCCCACAGGTGATTTCCACCCTGGGTCCTACCACTTCTCTTATCTGGGCTTCGAGCCCAGGAGACGTGCCGAGTTTCGTGAATGGCCTTATATGTACCAGTCAATACGTGCGACAACATCCTATCAGGATGAGTTCGTCTTTAAGTTAGGAGGGTTCCAAAAGGTCCTTTCTAGGTTAGGGGTTAAGCGAGCTCTTGTCCACGGAATGCTAAGGTCGGATACTCCAGGGCCGCTGAGGCTCGAAGAGGATCCTGATGGACCTAAGGACGCTGTGAAGCGTAAGCGTGCTGACAAACAGGCACATACCCCTCTAGTCCCTACCGGTGTCGTAATTGATGCCGGTAGATATAGAGTAGCGCAGGGCCTCACCTTCGGGTGAGGACCAGGCGGGATAAAACCTGC